TGGTCTAAGTTATGAAACTCTACGTCTATTGGACATACACAAGACCCGAAGATAGATTAGTTGCTACTGAGGTCTTGGAGTATGCTCGCAAGAAGCCTAAACTTGACACTCCTACTTATCACATGGGTGGATTAGGACACAAAGAAGATTTGTTTACTCACTTTCTTGATAGAGAGGGAAAGATTCATGTTCTGAGGCCTCAGACCGAAATTCACCTAGCAATTCACGGAGGAGTAAACGGAGAGTATAAATATGTAAGCAACCCTTCAGTAGCACAGCTACACGCATTGGCAAACCTTTTCAAACTAGTTAAGTCTTTGAAGTGGGAAATACTTGAGGGAGACATGCTTGAATTTGATTTAGAATTTTGGAAAACAGCAATAAACTTATGGCGAATATAAATAACGAAGTAAAAGAACTTGAAAAACTTTTCGGTTGGTGGGAATTCTATGAGCAGACTCAAAATGATGAGGCTAAAAACAAAGCACAGAAGCAAATAGAAAACCAAAAGAAAAAGATCAAATCTATTAAAGATGGAAAAACTCCAAAAGTTCCTAAAGGAAAATAGAATATCTGAAGCAGATGCTATCGAAAGAATAAGGTTACAGGACTCAGACCCTGCTAAAGACTTCTATTCTACGCTGGTATCTGCTTCAAAACAGTTAATGGATGCGGTAAAGGACAAGAGCCTAAATCTTGACGACGAATACCAAAAGGGTATTTTTCAACTATTGCAAGCAGGAGATAAGATTAATAAGTCATTGAAATTGGCTAAGTTAGAAGCCTACCCAGAAGAAGATATCATTGATGATGGTGTTTCATTCTTGGATAGAACAATAGGAAAGAAAAGATGACAAAAGCATCAAGGTTTGAATACGACATATGGGCTGCTAAATATAACATTGACCCAAACGCAACCAAGAAAGAAAAGGATATTTGGTGGGGGAATGAAAGGGAGTATTGGATTGATGGTAGAGATGGGTTAACTGGTATTCATTACTTTGCCCTCACACAGTGCTTTATCAAAGATGCTCGTGGATTCAGAAAGCGTCCCATTTGGCGAGATGTAGATGAATTAATCTATGAGGCATACGAAGAAGCCCGCAGAACTAACCACGATTTGTTTGTCAGCAAGCGTCGTGAGATTGGTCTTTCATTAATCTTCGGTGGAGTAGCTCCTATGTGGATTGCAATGACAAACCCAGGCTCTACATCTTTGATTACAAGTGCGGATAAAACTCGTCTTGAGAACTTGTACAAGGAAAAGACTCGTGTAATTTACGACAACCTTGACCCTTACATTAAGCCAAGCGTAATCTCCACTCGTCAGGTAGGATATTTGCACATGGGCGTAAAAGACCAAAAGACTGGTGAGATTAGCGGATTGGATTCTCAGATTGTAACTCGTGAAACGGTTGATACACCAACAGCATTGGAAGCCTATCGTGCGATGCATTGTTTTCTGGACGAAGCTTTCCTTCACCCCAAAGCAGACCAAGTTTACAAATCTGCACAGGCGAGCGTAAAGTCAGGATTCGTTAAGGTTGCTCCCATTGTAATTGGAGGTAGTGCTGGTGAATCAACATCTATCGGACAGAAACTCGCAAACAACCTTTGGAAGAACGCAGAGAACTTGAATCTGTTGACTGTATTCCTTCCTGGAAATATGGGTATTATGGAAGCCCCTGAGATTGATGGTGAAGGTAGGGAGACAGGGAAGATTCTTAACTTCTGTCCTAATGGCTATTCTGATATTGAAGGTGCGACCGAGTGGATTAATAAGACTCGTGAAAAGTTAGATAGGATTGAAGATAAGTCGTTCTTGAATTCTTTTATCAAGCAGTATCCGTTGGATATTAATGAAGTGTTTTCTTCTACTGCTCATGGTGCTTTACCTGTGGATGTTATTCATAAATTAAATCAACAAGAGAGGATTATTTTATCTGAGCCCCCACCGATTGAAAAATGTATCATCTATAAGGACATGAGTGGTGAACTGCAAGTTAAGCCTGACAAAGAAGGAAAGTTTACACTTTTGGAAAGATACAACCCCAATCACAAATACATCGCAGGGATGGACCCGATTCCTTTCATTTCATCTAAGCTGGGAGACGGTTCTGATAACTGTATAGCAATCAAGAACTTAGACACTAACACATACGTTGGATTCTACAAAGAACGTGCTGCTGACCCTGATTTAATCATGAGCAACAACATCAACCTACAGGATTACTTTGGTGGTGCTAAGGTTATGATTGAGATTAACCGAGGTGGCGTTATCTTGGATACATACCGAACAAACAATCGCCAAGATCTACTGGCTCCTTCTCCAAGAAACTTAGGCAAAACATTCTTTAGTAAAGACAGACCTTACGGTTGGTATAAGAATGACCACACCGCAGAGAGGGCAAATGCTTACTTGATTGATTACTTGAGGAAAAACTTTGAGTCTGTTTATATAATGCAGATAATCGAAGAAGCGAAGGTTTACATCACAGAGAATACGGATTTGTTGGATGCGATTGTTGGTTGTGAAATCTATCACAAGGATATGATGGAGAAACTCAAGAAGAAAGTTGATGCTGCGCCTCAGAAGAAAACAATTCCAATGATAGTGTATCAGAATGGAAAAGCGATGAAGGTTTGGAGAGAGGTTTCTTTTTAGGACTTCTTGGTAGACTTGCCATTACTTCCCTGACGAGCACGATTGGTACTTTTCTTTTCTAATACCATCTTTCCGTCTTTCTTGTGAGAGAGGTCAACACCCTTGGCTGCTCTTTTGCCATAAATACCCTTTTTGCGGGCCTCTGCGTTAAGTTCTTGACGATATGATACCTTGCCCTTCTGATACTCTTTATCGTAGCTGTAATCGCGTCCTGTGGCTTTGTTTGAAGCTGGTCTTTTATTCTTTGCTATGATTTTATTTTTTGCCATCTTTTTTATCTATGTATTCTCCGATGATGTAGGACATTCCTATTGTAAAGGTAACAAATAATAACCCAAATAGGAATCCACCAATCATTTCTTTTTGATGTTAGTAACTCTTTTACCCATACCAACTCTTGATTTCTCTGCTTTCTTTGCAGCCAATTTAGATGGACTTAATTCTGATTTGGTTACTGGGGTTTTTGATGATACTCTTTTTGACGGACGGCAATACTCGTTCTTACCACCAGCACCACAGGCTTTACCGCTCTTGGTGTCTACCCACTTCTCTGCTCCCCATCTTTTTAGATCTGAGCCCGCCTTTGTCTTTTTTACGTTTCCAGATGACTTTCTACACTTGGCAATTGCTTGTGATGCCCTCGCAGAAGGGAATACAGCGTATTTAGCCTTGACCTTAGTGTAACAAGCATCTTTCATCCTTGTCCTCTGTATTTTTTAACGTAGTTCTTACTAGTCTTTAATGAAGAACTTTTCTTTTTAGAAACAACACCCGGTCTTTTGATTGGTGCCTTTGGCTTCCACTTGGCAGCCTCTTTGCTTGATTTTACTTTTGCTGCCATATATACATTCTGAAATAATCAAAATCTTCTTTTCCGCCCTCTTCAACGTAGTTCAAGTAAGCCTCGTATATCGGGCCTCCGAAGCTAACTTCTTGATAAGAGGTGTCAACGCCACTGCCAATCATTTTAACAGCGTAAAATTCAACCTTGTGCTCCATTTCTTCCACTACGTGTTTGACTTCTTCTACCTTTGCCTCAGCAACTACAACGGCTTCTTTCAATTCGGCTTTCTCTTCTTGCTTTTGTGCAACAAGTGCTGCACTTTTGGTTTGAGCAACTTTGGTTACCTGTGAGGCTAAACTCAAATTTCTTTGAATCTTCGCCATCATCATCTCAATCTCATCTATTGGAGGAGTAGTAACCGCACCTACGGGAAATGCAAGTTCTACAGCCAATAAGAAAAAACAAAAGGCAACGATAAGAGTTCTCATAGTTTTTTAACTGTGTTGATAATTCGTAATTCTGTTATAGCAGCAGAAAGCGCACTATCGCTCTTTTTCAAAGCAGCGCCCATGCGATCAACTTTGATTTCAAGTGCGTCTATTTTTTGGTTAGACTTTTCAATTTGATCAAGATAGCTCGTCTTGCCGTCATAGTACAGATAGCTAACAGCCACCAACATACAAAAAGCCACGCCTGCAACTGGATTCTTTTTGAATTCCTCAAAACTGACAGGGAAGGGATTGGTTTTAACTTTAGGAGCAGTCATTCTTTGATCTTTTTATAGTAATAAATAATTGCCATAATACCCGATATACAGCCAATTAACCCTACGGCTACGGCCACAACAGGTTGCCATGCGGTTGCAATAGAAATTAGAGCTGAAGCACCAGTTACTATTGTAAGCCCATCGGCTGTGGAATCAGTTTGCTGGATCATTAGTTACCGTAAATAAAAGGTTTTTTACCTGGCTTCTTAGCCATCGCTTTTTCTTTCATTTCCATCTTCTTGCCTTCCTTCTTCTCGTGCTTCATTTTAGCAGCCTTAGATGCATATTTCTCTTTTCCTCCGTACTCAGAAATCTTCTTAGTAGCGGCTTTTTTTATTGGTTTTTTCATTTTTTGGTTGATTTCATCATTGGTTTTTTGCTAACAGAAGCCTTCTTAGATGAAGCAGCAACTGCTTTTTTTGGTGTAGACTTCGTACCTTTTAATCCACCACTTTTTGTTTTATTGAATCTTTCCTTGGCTGTATCATGATATGGATTTCTCATCATACTATCCGCTTGTCTTCTTATTGTTCCGTGTAAGTCCACTGGAAGACCCGCTTTAGTTTGAATAGTTTGATCACCTGATCTCAATGTTCTTGTGGGAGCACTGGTGAATTTTTTCACATTTGCGTCAAATCGTTTTCCAATTGCTTCATATTGAGCAGAGTCTTGAGCCGTGTACTTCTTTACAGGCGGTTTTGGTTGTGATTTTTTTATTGATTTTTTCATAATATTTATTTATTCTTTTTTACCTTTACTTTGCCACTTGTCTTAGTGGGCTTTGAGTTGTTGTGTTCTAGCTTTTTAGCTACAAAATTACAGTTATACATATTAGCACTTCCATCTTTTACGGGCTTGTCTCAGACGTGAATTTGGATCTGAGGCCGCCTTTGGGAACATTTTCATTTGACCAGCACTACGAGCACAAAATGATTTGCGTCTCTTAGCGTCTGCACTACCTGCCTTTACCTTACCAGTAACGGCTGTCTTTAATTTAGATCCGGGATTTGCTTTGCGATATGCAGCCACGCCTTTAGCCGTCATACCTGCTCCACTTTTGGTAGGGAGGTAATTGGCGTTCTTGCCTTTGGTTGTTTTCGCTATGGGCTTATCCTTCGGCATTCTTCTTTTTAAAGATTTTATTAGCAGCTCCGAGACCCAATGCACCAAATGCAAGGGCAGTCACACACTCTACCAAGATAGAAGCAGGGGCTACGTGTTCTTCCGAAAAAGAATTGTGATACATAGTAGCACACAGGGCAATAGCACAAAGAATACCTACAAAACGATTTGCGGAAAACTTATCGTGCTCGTCTTTAAAAATTTGAAAGAATTTCATCCTATATCAAAGATAATAAATAAAAACAAAAAAGGCAACCATTTAGGCTGCCTCTCTTGGATAAGTAAATTAATGTTTTACTGTACAACTTCCATCGTTGGTGTTGGCTCCTCAGCTGGGATAAACTCGAAAGTATCCAAGTTGATTTGACCCTTACCATAAGATGATTCGATGGTCTTGAAGAATTCGTTTTGGTCAGCAGCCAATTTAGCTTTTGCTTCCAATACTCTTCCTTTTACCTCTTCCAAATCAGCGATTTGAAAAGTGATGCGACCCAAATCACCAATGATGGCGTTTGTTTGTTGTTGGAAACCTTTTACGGCTTCGATTTCTTGTTCAGTTAAAGTGATAGACATATTTTCCTAATTAGTACTGCGAATATAGTACAATTTTTTATATATCCAAAAAACTAATTAACAATCTTCTACTTTGGTAGCACCATACAAAGAAATTAATTTTTCTTTGAGTTTACCATAAGCATAAGCGAAAATGTCAACACCCTGCAATGGAGACAAGTCAATAACGTTACTCTTGCGAGTTCCTGTCATTTCTTTTTCTACTGGAACCATTTCCTTAACGGTCTCAGATACTTCTTCTCCTGCATCGTTGGTGTAGGTCTTTACAACCTCTTTTTCTTCTTGTACAGTTTGAGTGTAAGTGTAGGTCTCTTCTACTTCTTTCATCAAAGAAACGTTCAAAGATTCTCCGATTTCAATGTTTTGAGCCTGAGCCCCCATCATCATGCTGTTCTCTTTTGCTGCCGCTTCGTCCATGTATAATTGGATGCGGAAGTTTGCGCTACCAGACTTACTGATCTGATAATCAGCGATGCGAATGTAAGCATTTTGGGTAATACCCCTGTTGGTACCGATTGATTTTGTTATTCTTATAGCCATGATTATTTTTTATACGTGTTTCAAATTGTGTTTATTTTTTCTCACTCCGGTTATTTGTCTACTAATGGCAGTTCTAGTTATTCCGAAGTAAACTCCTGCCTCTGTAGCAGAATCAAAAACCATTCCGTTATCTAAACAAAGTACTTTTTTTCTAATGCTTTTAGAATATACCAAAGCATCCTTTATAAATTTAGCTATTCTTTCTTCGTCTTTAGGTTTTGACTTTAAAGTATCGCTAATTTTTTTTCTTACTTCAGGAGAAGTTACCTTCCCGCTATGTACTCTACTGAATAATTCTCTTTTTTCTTTACTTACAATTACACCAAGCGTCCCCTCTCCACCGTCAGTAAGATTGGTTAATGACCCAAGTCCTTTATCTATCCTACCGTATAATGCAATAAATTCTATTTCTTTTTGCTTTGCTTCTTCCCAGGTCAAATCATCAAATAGAATCTCTACTCTGTATTCTGTCTTTGCTGCAATTTTATTCCACAGCTCACTTCTTCTACATCTTTCTCTAGATCTACTAAACGATTCGTCACTTCCTATACCAATATAGAAAGGTAAATTCTCATCTAATCTAATATGTCTGTAGACATAAGCCATAATACAAATATACTCAATATTTAACAAAAATCAATACACCCTAACATAGATGTTCTGACCGTTTCCTGTGTGGTCAATTATTCCAGATGATGCACTTGCACCGGGCGCTACTTGATACGGAGAGCCACCGAAGTCTGTCCACGTACTCCCGTTGTATGAGTACTCTACGGTTACTGTAGGGAACGGAGGAGGACCGGGCGTTGCGATAAAGTTAACTTGTAGGGTTATCTGGTCCCAGTGTGGAACACCGCCACCACCCTGTGTTGTGTTTGGTGGTACTCCGTTGACCGTAAAAGGAGATACAGCAGGATTTAGTCCTGGAGTGCCTATACCAATCGATTCAAAAACTTGAAAGTCGCAACTTGTAAGGCTTGCTGGTACTGATGACTGAACTTGGAAAGAGTATCCTACCTTAGCCTCTAGGTTGTAGAATCCGCTCATCTTGATGGTTGTTTGGTCCACGTAGCTGTAGGCATCAGCGTATCCATCAAACAGCCCGTAGTCGTTGAACTGCGAGAACAGGGCAGGACTTGGAGTTGTGATGTCCAAGTCCGTTATCAAGTCCCCGATGAGTATTACCCCAGATGTTGGCGTGCTCATTTCTTAAGTAGCTTCTTAAGTTCGTCAATTTCCTTCTGCTGTTCCTTCATTCCCTCGATCAGAAGTGCGATCATGTTAGAGTACGCTACGTTCAGAGTGCCGTCAGGGTTTGCAGAGACAACCTCTGGCAATACCTTCTGTACTTCCTGTGCGATAACCCCGGCCCTTCTAGTACCTGTCTCATCATCTGTACGCACGTATGTGTAACCGTTCAGCTCTTTTACCTTCTCGATGGCATTCTCAATCCTCTTAACTTCTTTCTTAACTGTGATGTCTGAGAACGCTGCAATGTCATGAGACGCATAGATAGATATTCCCGATGTATTGCCTTCAACGTGTAGTTTGTAGGAAGGCGAAGTGGTTCCGATACCGAAGTTCCCAGATGTTTTTTTAATTGTAAGATGGTTAGCAACACCACTTTCTCTAATTGTAAAATCTCCGAGTGATGGAAATCCACTATAAATACTCCAACTACTACCTCCAGAAGTAACATCAGTTAAAGTTAAATTACCAGGTTGGAAACTACTGTCGCCAAAAAATGTTACTGTACCTCTTACTTCAAGTTTACTAGCAGGACTAGTAGTACCAATACCTACGTTGCCGCCAGCGGTGATACGCATACGTTCTGTACCTCCCGTAGCAAACGCCATATTGTTGTCACTCCCAACCCTACCTATTTCTACATTATCAGAAAAAGTTGAAGTTCCACCTATTTGAAAAGTACCATTGATTAATGTTAGTTTTTGTCCTGGACTAGTAGTACCTATACCTACGTTGCCTGCGCTGGTGATGCGCATCTTTTCAGATGAGTTGGTGCCAAATACCAACGGAACAGCCGCAATGCTTCTTAACTGTACTTCGGAGGCATTATTGTATAATTGCCCAAATCCAACTCCAGCCCTGCTTAATTGAATAAGACCACCGTTAGTTGCATTATTAATATCTAAAGATGTGTATCCGCTTATTGACACTGGACTAGTAGTACCTATACCTACGTTGCCTGCATCTGTAATGGCCATTTTGTTAACCCATCCTACACCGCTAATCCATGTGTAGAAATTATGTCCAATTTCGTCAGCATAATAACCTATTCCACCACCATAACTATTATCTAATCGTAATTCTCCACCAGTGGATCCATTGTAGTATAATCCTTGGCCTTTAATATTTCCTGCAACTTCTAACTTTGCACTAGGACTAGTTGTACCAATACCTACGTTACCTGCGGAGGTAATACGCATTGCTTCCGCTGCTACAGCATTTGTTGCTGTTGTAGCAAACCTCAGGTCAGCTGCTCTACCAAACTGTTCTGTTACATAAGAACGAACATAAGCCATTGTACGAGGATAATCCGCATCGTAGCTGTAATAATCTAAGGCTCCAACTAAATCTCCTGTTGTTTGCCCACCATCTGTCTTATTTGATATTTTAATAGTAGCTCCACCAAAATCTGCTACCTCTAACTTTGCACTTGGAGCAGTAGTACCAATACCAACGTTGCCTGATGAATCTATTGTTAGGCGGTTTGCTGAAGCGGTATAGTCATATATTTCAAGATTTGAATTAGAAAGCCCCATATTGGCACCAATCCCCCACGTCCTAGCTGTAGTTATAAACTTTAGTGTTGAGTTTTGACCAGCTGTAGTTGATTGAATAATCTGAAGTGCATTTGATCCAACAATGTGTAGTTTCTCAGTAGGACTAGCAGTGCCTATACCTACGTTTCCGCCAGTAGTAACTACAAGTCTGTCATTTGTTCCTAATGAAGAATAGTTTGATAAAACAAATGCGTTTGAATTAGAATAATCCATACCCAGCGACCAATCATTACCGCCATTAAAAAGGATAGATTGATCATAATTTGAATTGTTTCCTATTCTTAGAACTGTAGCTGCTGATGCTTGTGATACGTGAAATAAGGCGCTTGGACTAGTAGTACCTATACCTACGTTGCCTGCGCTGGTGATGCGCATTGCTTCAACTGGTGAATAACTTGAGCCTGCGGAATTTATGTAAAACTGCATATTTGTTGGCCAAGCGTCATTGGTGTTCTCGGCAACAACTATTTTTCCACCAGTCATACCAACAGTATTGCTTACATTAAGATGTATCGCAACACTATCAACCGTAGATGAAGCCGCTCTATTATTCCAAAATCTTACTCCACCTTCACCGCTTGCCCTAGCAATTACGTCTAAAGCGTATCCTGGACTAGCAGTTCCTATACCTACGTTACCTGATCCTGTAATTGTAAGCCTGGTTATGTCATTAGTACGAAGGTTTAATAACCTATTACTAAATACAGTGATATTTTTATCTTCATCACCACTAAATGAAAACTCAGACCCAGATAATGTTATCCTACCTGCGACTGCAAGTTTTTCAGAAGGACTAGTAGTACCAATACCTACATTACCGCTTGAAGAACTAACGTATATGTCTCCGCTATTTACAATGAAATCACTAGTTGAATTAAATCCAGCCCATTTAGAGATACTGTTGTTTACTAAGAATAAGCCTACTCCTGATGCTGCTCTAATCCATGATGATGGATTGTAAGGACTTGCAGACCATCCTCCTGTAAACTCTAATAACCCGCCACTTACCAAGGCCCCCGAAGTTCTTATTGTTCCATCAACATATAGTTTAGAGCCTACATCTGTAGTCGTTCCAATCAATACATTACCCCCAGAGGTGATACGCATCTTTTCAGATCCTGTTCCAGAATTTGATGTATTAAACGTTAGTGCTCCAGAGTTGTCAGCCCCTGTCCTTCTTGCCGCAACACTAGCTAAAAAATTAGAATTGTTGTAAAAATTTACCCCTCCGATATTGTTATCATCAGTTCTGTTTCCTTGTATTGCTAAAAACGCTTCAGGTTGTCCTCCAGTTATCTGACTTATAACTAATTCACGCCCAAAATTTACAAGAGTAGGACTAGTTGTACCAATACCTACGTTGCCGCCATCTATCCTAATTACTTCACCTGTACTATCTAGAAGTGAAACGTAATCGCTACTTCTTAATACAAGCCTGTTAGCTGTGTTTTCGTATCCAATATATCCTGCATTTCCTGCTGATGAATTGCCAAAGAATACATAACTATCATTGGCAGCTCCAGAAAGCAGGTTGAGAGCCACTCTGCTATTGCTTTCAGCTGTTATGCCTTCGGTGTATGGGGTACCTCCAGAGCTTCCACTATATACGTGCAATTTTGACCCCGGACTCGTAGTACCAATACCTACGTTACCGCCAGAGGTGATACGCATTCTTTCGAAGCCATTATTTGTGTAGAATATGTGATTTAACCCACTAAATGTATATTGGTAGAAGTCCCCTCCAGTAGTTAATCCTTGCTGATACTTTTCTAAGCTATCTGTTCCAAAATGCCTTACAAGACCAGTATTACCATAAGAATTAGAATATAAACTTAAATTCCCATTTTGAACTTGAAGTTTATCTGCAGGACTAGTCGTACCTATACCTACGTTACCACCAGTAGTAATACGCATTCTTTCGGAACCACCAGAGTAAATAGTTTGAAAAACATAAGACTGACCACCAATTATTCTTTGTTCCCCAGTATTAGAATTGTATGTGATACCTCCAGTATTAGCACTGCCATCAGTTATTTTAAGTCCAAATTCTCCATTCCCTACTCCTTTAATTGTTAGAATAGGTGATGAATCTTCGATATGAACCTTACTTAATGGACTAGTAGTACCAATACCTACGTTACCCGAAGCATTAATACGCATACGTTCGGAGTCACCACTAAAAAATCTTAAGTTTGTTTCAAATCTATCTATGCCTGCATAGTATGGACTTGTAGAGTATGGAAAATAAACTCCCGCAGCATTCCCCGTTGGTGTTGAAACCGCTATTCCACCATTTGCATCATATTCAAAAACCGCTTGTGCATTTGATGGCAAAGAATTTCCAGACGCCCCTTGACTTACGTGTAACTTTGCTCCCGGACTAGTAGTACCAATTCCTACGTTACCAGTTGCGTGTTTTATTGTAAATTCCTGTTGCCCAGCACCAGGATCCCCACTAACAGAGGGTAGTGTTCTTATATAAAAATCACCAGCAGTATAATTATTTGCACTCCCAACAAGCCACCCCTTAGAATTGAATGAATCCCACATTCTAATAGCAGGGGCAGTTGGCCAAGTTTGACCGCTTCCATTCAGCTCTAATCTACCATATGGGCTAGTAGTTCCAATGCCTACGTTCCCACTAGATGTAATTACAAGTCTTGGAGATCCATTTGGAACAGAAATGCCAAAATCTGCTGTATTGTTAGCATTAACATCGGTTAAAATTGCTGCTATATTGGACCCCGTATAGTCGTGGAAACCTATTGAATTCCTTTTATTACCAGTTAATGGAGTTTGAATATATTGAGACCAAGTACTAGCTCCATCTACAAGTATACTTAACTTACCAACAGGACTAGTAGTACCAACACCTATGTTACCTGCTTGTGTTAAAGTAAACCTAGGGTTTGTTCCTGTAGACTCATATAATTGGAATTTATCGCTGTCGTTGCTAGCGTTTAGTATATACCATTTAGTATTACCTCCGGTTTGTAACAGTATATTAGGATTATAGGAAGCATTTGATTTATTAATTATTAAACCTCCATTATCTGCAGTTGTACTTGTAAACCTAGCTACATGCTGGGATGCTACACTAACATCAAGCTTGTAAGCTGGACTAGCTGTTCCGATACCTACGTTGCCCACATAATCTATTCTAAGTCTTTCTGTTCCGTTTGTAGCGAAATTAATACCAAAATAACCAGATATTCCTATAGGACTACTTCCGGTTGGATTTAAGTTAAATCCGTAATGTGGTTGTGTTTTTCCATTAAAAGTAAATGCATCTGATGTATCATAACCTATAATTCCTGTTGTTGTATTTACTCCACCAGCTACATTTAATAATGAATTTACAACTGTTGATGCAGTCCCTATACCTACGTTACCACCAGCGGTGATACGCATACGTTCGGTGGCAAGATTACTACCAGCATAGAACACCATTGATGCAGCAGTAGAACTCTCTTGTAATGCAAACAATCCCGCAGCTGCGTTATACGAAGAGTTTGTATAAAGGCCAATACCAGCAAGGTCTCCATTTGCATTATTACTGTTTACAATTATATGACCAGCATATCCAT